GCATGACTTGCAGAAACGATGTAGAATATTTAGAAATTGACAGAAATCATTATGAAATAGTTTTGTCAAAACGTGTTGTAAGTTTAATAAAAAAACGGTTGACATTGGAGTAAAATTCTTATATAATAACTATATTATAAAGGATTTGTAAATGAGATTACCCAAACTTTTAGTCGTAGGACATGGCAGACACGGCAAAGACACTGTCTGTGAAATGCTAAATGAATACGGATATACTTTTCAATCATCTTCAAAATTTTGTTCAGAACTTTTTATTTACAACGATCTAAAAGACAAGTACGGTTATGCTAACGAAGAAGAGTGCTATACAGATAGACATAATCACCGCACCGAATGGTATAATATGATTCATGATTATTGTAAGGACGACTTAGCACGACTAGGACGAAACTTGTTTGCAAAGCATGACATTTATTGTGGGCTTCGAAATAAGCGTGAATTTTTTGCAATGCAAAATGAAGAAATTTTTGATTACGCTATTTGGGTAGATCGCACTGATCACTTGCCTAAAGAAGATCCTAGCTCAATGAGCATCGAACAATGGATGTGCAATTATACAATTGACAACAATGGCGACTTATCTAGATTAAAAAGAAATGTAGATATCTTAATCAAAACAATATTTAAAAATCAGGGCGTAAGTCTCCCTGTCGCCACGCAACTCCCTCTTTTTGAAGAATACGCTGACAATTTGCGCAAATTGTCTTAAGATTGCTAGGACGGCAATTATTTAAGTCTCCGTCCATGTGGTATACGTTAAACTGTTCTTGGTGTTTACTCGTATAATTACATTTTTCACAAGTATCTTTTTTCTTATAACCTTTTTGTTCCCATTTAGGTATACCGTGATTTACTCCGTTGCGTAAACACCTTTCGCAAAACTTTCTATAGTAAGTTTTATCATCTTTATAATAATTTATTGCAGCAGGTCTTTTGCCACACACGCACAAAGGTCTCATACTGTATTTACCTCACCTTTTCGGTCCCTTTTTAAGGGGGTTTTGTACTATATTTTTCTTGTAAAGTAATAAATACATGTAATACACAAACCGTCCTATAGGAGAAATAAAATGGCATTAGTATCACCAGGTGTAGAGGTCAATGTAATCGACGAGAGTTTTTACACTCCGGCGGCTGCTGGTACCGTACCAATGATATTTGTTGCAACGGCTGCTAATAAAGTAAAAGGTAGTGGAGCCGGTGTAGCAGAAGGTACGACAACAGTAAATCAAGGCAGACCTTACCTTATTACAAGTCAAAGAGAACTTGTAGAAACTTTCGGAGATCCGTTATTCTACTCAGACAATAACGGCAACATGATTCATGCAGGAGAGCTTAACGAATATGGCTTACAAACTGCATATTCATTACTCGGCGTAACTAACAGAGTATACGTCTGCAGAGCAGATATCGACCTAACAAAACTTGAAGCAAGCGCAACACCTCCAGGTGGTGAGCCAGCAGACGGTACATACTGGTTTGATACACTTAACACAAATGTAGGTGTTAAAGAGTGGAACGGCGCTTCAATCACAACAACTGGAGGCCAGAGCTTTACATCACAAGAACCGATCATTATTGTTGCAACAAGTCAAGTAGTTGACTATGCTGGCGGCGACTATACACCAAAAACATCTGTAGGTGCTATTGGTGATTATGCACTAGTTGCTGTAACAACAATGAACAGATTGTGGTATAAGAACACAGCAGGTGCATGGGTAGAAGTAGGTACAGACGCTTGGAGAAGTGCTTGGGCGGCTTTAAGAGGCACAGTAAACTCTCCAACTGTTACAGCAAGTGACCAATTGAGTATTGACGGTGAAGTGGTCACTGCTACAGGCGTAACTGTAACCCAACTAGCAGCTGACATTAACGCTAATGTAAACTTGGCAACCGCAGGTGTAACAGCAGCAGCAGTTGACGGTGCTTTGGAAATTTACACAACAGCTGATAGTGTAGAGATTGATGCAGCTCCTGCATCTGACGCATCATTGCTTACAGCAGTCGGTCTTACAGCTGGAACATATTATGCTCCGCTAGTAACAGTTGCTCCGCACACAAGCGTACCAACATATAAAACATCTGATGCAGAACCAAGACCAACTGGTTCAGTTTGGATGCAAACAACACCTCCAAACGGTGGTGCAACATTTACAGTAAAACAGTGGAACGAAGATACAAAACTTTGGGAAACTCAACCAGCACCACTATACGATAAGCAAGAAGAAGCACTATACCAGTTAGATAGAACTGGTGGCGGTAAGAATCTTGCAATTGGTGATTTGTATGTAAATGCAAACGTAAGTGACACAGTTCCTGTAGAAGCTACATATAAAATCTTCCGCAGAAGCACAACAGGCACAACCAAAATCCAAAGTGCTAAAATTGCAGCGCAACTAGCAGCAGCAAGCGTAAGTTTTGATATCAAAGAAACAGTAGTAGGTTCGAATGCATTTGGATCAACAAAAACTGTAACATTTAACGGTAGCGGAACTACAGCAGATGCTGATGATTTTGCAGGTGCAATCAACAGCGCAGGATTAACAAGTGTTGTTGCAAGTGTAGACGGACAAAACAGAGTTATTATCGAACACACAGGTGGCGGTGATATTCATCTAACAGATACATCAGGACACCTTGCAATAGCAGGTTTTGCTCCTTATGATCCAGACAATGCAGCAACAACTACATTGAACCTAATGTATGCATTTGGCACAGATAATACAACTACACCAGCGCAGTACTTAGGAAGCAACTGGAGAGTATTAACTTACACAGCAGACGATGATGCTCCGACTGCACTAGCACCACAAGGTGAACTATGGTATAGTTCGGTTGTTGACGAAATTGATATTATGATCCACGACGGTAGTTCTTGGTCAGGATACCTAAACTATGATTTTGGTGACGGCACAGGTCTTACAGATCCAGCAGGTCCTATCGTAGCAGCTTCAGAACCAACAACACAAAGCAACGGTAATGCGTTAGCAACAGGTGATCTTTGGATTGACACAGCTGATATTGAAAACTTCCCAACAATTTATCGTTGGGGCGCAAACGGCGAATGGGCACTAGTTGATAAAACTGATCAAACATCAGAAAACGGTGTACTATTTGCAGATGCACGTTGGTCTATAGCAGGCTCAGATGAAGATGCAGCTGATATTGTAGATATGCTTTCAAATGATTATCTAGATCCAGATGCTCCAGATCCAGCACTATATCCAAAAGGTATGTTGCTTTGGAACCTAAGACGTTCTGGCTTTAACGTAAAACGTTTTGAGCGTAACTACATTGACGTAAGTGGTACTAACGATCGTAATGCAGACGAATCAATGCAAAGTTACTATCCACACCGTTGGGTAACTGACTCAGGCAACCAGCCAGACGGTTCAGGCACATTTGGACGTCATGCACAGCGTAAGAGTGTAACACAATCACTACAAGCTGAAGTAAACAGCAACCAAGACATACGTGACGAAGAATCACGTCAGTTTAATATTATTGCTTGCCCAGGTTATCCTGAGCTAATCGGTGAAATGATTTCACTAAACTACGACAGACGCTTAACAGCATTTGTTGTTGGTGATACACCGTTCCGCTTAACACCTGATGCAACTTCGCTTAACGAGTGGGCAACTAACGTTAACCTAGCAGTAGAAGACAATGACAGAGGACTTGTTTCAAGAGATGAGTATTTAGGCATTTACTACCCAGCTGGATTTACAAGTGATAACGAAGGTAACAACATTGTTGTTCCACCAAGTCACATGGCGCTACGTACACTTGTACTAAACGACCAAGTTGCTTATCCTTGGTTTGCACCAGCAGGTACAAGACGCGGTGGCGTTACAAACGCAAGTGCTACAGGTTATGTAACAAGCGAAGGCGAGTTCAAGAGTGTCGCACTAAACACAGGACAGCGTGATACACTGTATTCGAACGCAATTAACCCAATCACATTTATTAGTGGTAGCGGACTAGTTGTATTTGGTCAGAAAACTCGTGCTAGAAATGCAAGTGCGCTAGACAGAATTAACGTTGCACGTTTAACTGTTTACATGCGTGGACAACTTGAGTTACTTGCAAGACCTTACTTGTTTGAACCAAACGATAAGATCACAAGAGATCAAGTTAAAGCAGCAGCAGATGCATTCTTGCTAGAGTTAGTAAGTCTAAGAGCAATATACGACTTTATTGCAGTATGTGATGAAACAAACAACACACCTGCAAGAATTGATCGTAACGAGCTATACTTAGATATTGCGATTGAACCAGTCAAGGCAATTGAATTTATTTACATTCCGTTGCGTTTGAAAAATACAGGTGAAATAGCTGCACTTGGCTAAAAACTACGCACATAACTGGTGCTTGAAAAATAGCACCAGTTATTAGATAAATACTTGTGAACAGGAGAGGATAGAATGCCAATCACATCATTAAACAATATTTCGGTCCCAACAGAAGGCGCTGGCAGTAACCAGAGCTTGTTGATGCCAAAACTACAGTATCGCTTCCGTGTAATCCTAGAAGGATTTGGAGCAGGTGCTGACCTTAGAGAAATGACACGTCAGGTTGTAGATGTTACAAGACCTAACTTGACATTTGAACAAATTACAATTGACGCTTATAACTCAAGAAGTTACCTAGCTGGTAAACACACTTGGGATCCAATTACACTAACATTGCGTGAAGATGTTAATAATAACATTCAACGTGTAGTTGGACAGCAGTTACAGAAGCAGTTCGATTTCTTCGAGCAAGCATCAGCAGCAGCAGGCGGCACATACAAATTTAAAACAAAAATTGAAATCTTAG